AAACGGCGAAGAGAAGATAACCGCATCCGCCGTCGCCGCCGTATCGCGGATGAACTTGGCGGCGTTGAATTGGTCCACGTCCCATGTGTAGGCCGAGCCGACGTAGAGGAGGTGGCCCACGGTCGAAGTTGGCGAGGTGCCGTCCCAGCGAACGCGGACGTTGGAGGTCTGCACGTCGAAGACCACGACCGAGTTGTTGTTTACGGCGGACGACCCCGTGTAGCCGGTCGGCGAGACTGCGGCGGTGCTGACGGTGAGGGACTGGCTGGCGGTCTCGGTGCCGTCCGAGTTCATTGCCCGCTTCGGGAAGGCGACGTAACGATTTGAAGTTGCCATGGTGATTGGTGGTTAAAGTTAGTAAGCCGGGCGCGAAGTGAGGTGGGTCGCTACTTTCATCGGCGACATTACTGCCATCTGTCGCTCACACTTGTCGAGTTGGTCCCCCATCTTGGTCTCCGCGATGCCGTATACCGCCTGCGCCTTGTCAAGCTGGCCATCGCTGATCAGCCAGTCGCCAAACGCCTGGTAGATGCAAAACTGGAGAAACGTATCAAACAAGGTGATCACTTCCCAGCTATTGGGAGTCGTCGTGGGCGATTGCCCCGCGGTGGTCGCCACGATGCACTTGTAAAAGTCCCCGTAACCGTCCGCCGCCGTAAAGTAAACCTGCTGATCAACCGAGTAGGTCAGTGTCGCGTCAAACACGTCGCCCGTGAACTGCGGGCACGTCTTGCGGTAGTAGATGTAGATCGGGTTGCTTGGCGGCGCACCGTAGAGGTTATTTTGCGCTACGCCATTTTGGTAGGAAACGTATTGGTAAGGCGTCCCGTTAATGATCTGCACCCCCAGCGGCGTGATGTTGTAACCGAACTGCGACGGGTAATTGTTGGCGAACGGGCTGCACGGCCAGACGTTGAACACCACGTCAATCTCCGCCTCGCCGGCCTGCGTCCACGGCAGCACCAAGTCCTGAACCGGCGTGTTGCTCGTCTGCTGCACCAACGCGCCCCAGAAGTAGGCTCCCTTGGATGTGTCGCCCGCGTAGGACAGCGTAGTGCCATCGGTCGAAAGCTGGAGCGTGTAGCTGCCCGACGTGGTGGCCGCAGCGTTGGCCGTGAACGTGGCTTGGCAGAGCCAAAAGCCGTTCGGCTGCTGCGCGATGGTCGTGGAGCTAAAGTTGGTGGCGGTGCCTACGGTGCCGGTGGACGTGTTGAAAAACGCCGTGTAGGTCGTGACGCCATCGGTCACGGACAGGTATTGCCACGCGCGTCCGTTGGGCCGGGCGTAGAACGAGACGGTGTAGCTGGTGTTGGGGTAGAACGTGGTGAGCGTCTGGACGACCTTGTGCGCCGAGTTGGCCACGGTCTCCATCAGCTTCGTCGCGGTCGTGTTGCCGTCCGCGGGGTTGGGGATGCTGTTTGCGGTCGCCGTGATGGCGCTTTGGGACCAGTAGGAGGTGTTGGCTAGGTTGTTCGGGTAACTGAGCCGATTGCCAAGGAAACGGGCCTCGCCGTAGGGACTGACCTCGATCCACGGCGCGTCGTCATACATCGACTGGATGGCGGTGTTGAAGCAAGAATTAAAAACAGCCGCGATTTCGGTCGTGATTCGATCAGACGGAATACCTACTAACGCAGCAATTTGCGTTAGAAAAGTTGAATAGTGGCTAGCTAGTCTTGACAAGATGTTTAAATGGTTGAGACTAACCGATTATGGAATGGCGAGAAATACCCGGAATTGACCCCTGCTACGAAGTTAGCGACGAAGGCCATGTAAGGTCTTGCGCTCTTTACCGAGGGAGCTGCGAATGGCGAATGCTCGCGTTCTGGACGCTCCCGCATGGCTACCAAACCGTGATGATTGCGAAGAACAAGAGATTCGTTCGTCAACTCGTTCATCGACTTGTTGCTAAAGCGTTCATACCAAACCCCGGCAATCTTGCGGAGGTAAATCACAGGGATTGTGATAAAAAGAATAATCACGCCACGAACCTTGAATGGTGCTCTAAGACCCAAAACAACAGACACGCAATGGAGAATGGTCGCATAGGCATTGGAGAGCGCGGCAGCACCGCAAAACTTTCCGATGCTCAGGTTCAGGAAATAAGAACCCTTGTCTTTGAGCGAGGAATCCCGCAGAGAAAAGTGGCCTTCATGTTTAGCGTGTCCCCTGCGCTCGTGTGCCTTATAGCCAACGGATACAGGTCCGGCAATGCCCACGTAAAGTATACCGAGTGCAGGCGAGGGGATGGACCGAAATGGGATCATCGCAAGATCGTGACCTAGCACTTCCCGCCGTTGCAGGTCTTTTTCATGTGACTGAGCATCGCCTCGGGCGACTTGTGCTCGGGGCGGCAACAGTCGGCCTTGGACTCCGCGCCCTTGGACGTGTTGACGGTCGGAGCCGGGGCCTTGATGTCGGCGGGGGCGCAGCAGGAGGTGGGTGGGTTGGTGGCCATGGGATTTAGAGTGATGCGCTGTCGATGCTTAGTGCGGAACGGATTTCGGATTCAACCTCAATGTGATTGAGCGGAAGCGTGTCGTGCTTTTCCATATTTTTGACAGCGGCCATCAATCTCAGATTCCTCCAGTTAAAACAAATTCGCTGATGAGACTCATTTTTGAAGTCGAAATAACTGCAAGGGATGTGGTGGTCAACGTGGTGATCCTTCGGGAGAAGCATTGATCCATTTGTGAGTATTTTTAGCGCCTGCTCTCCGGTGCATCCGAGCAGGAAAACCATTCTTCCTTTTGCGCCAGTCCTCTCGCCATTCAGAATTTTCCTTATGCGAACGCGCGTGATGTGCTTAAAATGAGCGACCTCATTCGTCTTAAGCCTTTGCATCATCTTCGCTGTCGTGATCTTCCTGTTTTCTGGATCGTTATGCCATTTCTTTGAATAGCCGATCACCCTCTCTCTGTTTTTTCTATAATACTCGGCGCGGTATTGCTTGGTCTTTTCGGGGTTATCCCTTGCCCTCGCCCTCTGTTTTTCGGTCCAGCATTCTCGGCAGTAACAACCAAGAATCTTGCCGCGCTTCCGAGAGTTTAGTGTATAAAATTCGGAACTACTCTTGACCTGATTGCAACGACGGCACTTTTTTTCTGAGCGCGAAATGTCCTGAGCGTAATCAGCGCGCCATGTGCTCCTGCCATCAATCGTGATCGTATTCGTTATCACTGAAGTATCTTTGGTCCTTGTCCGGTAGGAACGCCACCAACAAATGTGATCCCATGCCTCAAATCAGCTTTTCGGCCAGGATTGTAGCCGGGTGCGCACAGGAATTTGTTGTCCTTAAGGAGGTCTTCAAGCCACCCTTCGTGGTGCCCGAACGCCTGCATTGCCCTGAAATACAGTCGGCGGTCAATGACCGCGATGCGTTGGCCCAGCGTGTCGATTTGCGTGGAGCCAACCTGCTTCATAATGCGCCCAATCTTCTCCTGCCGCAACTGGGCCTTCACCTTCTCGGCCGGCACCCGCCCGCGAATCTCCGCCTCGAACTCATCGAGGAACTGCTGGGGCAAGCCCGTGATAAGTTCACCGTCTCCCATTGCGACCAAGGACATAGGTAAAGCGCCTGACTGTTGCTGTGCGTGCTAACGTGCCCGACTACGGGCGTGCTTAGTTGGCCCGACTACGGGCGTGCAAAAGTAAAGGCAGGGCCGGTGATTAGCCGGCCCTGCCATATTTTTACGGCAGGGTCGCCGTGTCCTTAATTTTGAGGTAGATGTCCAGCGCGCCCGCCGTCAGGCCCGCCAAACCGCCCGTGCCAGCCGCCGTGAAGACCGCGACCGTGCTGAGGGCCGTGACGCCGTTCAAATTGGTCGAAACCGCCACGCCGGACGCCTGCGGAACCCACGCCGCCGTGAGGATGCTAGTGCTGGCGATGGCGGCGTTGACCGTGGTGGTCGTGCCCACAGTGACGGTCGCGGCCGTGATGCCCGCGAACGCTGTGCGGATATTGACGCCCGCCTTATCGACATACCACTTGGTCGGCGTGTTGCCGAGGACGATGGTGCCGGTGTCCGAGGCGCCCGTGCCTGCGGTAACGAGGTCGCCGTAGAGCACGGTGGCCTTGTAGTTGAAACCCGTGGCCGCTTGTTCCTGCTCGGAGAGCGGGGTGACGCGGGCGGGGTTGATGGTGATGTTTGTGTTAGCCATGGTAGGTTGTTCCTTTGTTGGTTGTTGTTACGATGGCTATTAGCTGGACGCGTTGAACTTGCCGAGACCGCGCGGGTTCTTGACCATGAGGAGGAGCGCAGTCTGAACGAGACCGCGGCGACCGCCACCTTGGTTCTCCAACTCCATCGAATCCACGCCGAGCATGGTGCCGATGCCGACAAGGGCCGGGTCGATGACGTAGCCGCGGGCCATCTGCTGATTGGTGGTGGTCGTAACCGCCGCACCATCAGCAAGGCCGTTGAACATGTCAGGGATCATCGTGACCGTGTGGAAGCTACCCTTGTAGATCGCCACTTCGAGGTCGATGCGGTTCGCAGTCGCGTCCTGGTTCACCATGTAGCTCTTGGCCGTCGTGGTGCCCTCTTGGCGCTGGAACTGATTGATCGCCGTGATAAGCGACGGACCAGCGAACAGGCTGTAGGACCGACGCCCGCCGTTCTGGGTGAAGATTGAGCGGAAGACGCCGTTGAACAGCGTTTCGGTCAAGCTCGCCGTGGCGGTGGCGTTGATGTTGCCGCTCGGGGTCAGAAACAGCGTCGGGACCGGGTTGGTCGTCTGCGCCGTGCTGCTGATCCACGAACCGAGGCCGCGGGTCTTGTAGGGCGCGAGGCCGGTGTCGGCCTGCATGTCGTTATCGGAGCCGACCGCGGCTTCGATGGAGCGTTTAAGCTCACGCATGGCCTTGACCTTGCTGTTCGCAACTTCGCCGTCGGTGCCGGCCGGATCGGACGCTTCTTGGAGGTCCGAGACCATCCATGGGCGCCAGAACTTCTGGATGTAGTTGCCGAACCGGGCGCGGTTCTGGGCTTCGTTGTTGAATGCCGCCACGTCAGCGCCTTCAAGGACGCCGGCAAAATCGACATTGGCGAGGGTATCAGCCTGCCATGTTTGATAGGTGTTCGTGACCTTGGTGGTCTTGGCGAACGTGGACGTTTTGGGAGTATCCTCGGGTTCGAGAATAGTGAGGAAGTTGGTGAGCGCTTCGCGGTCACCGGAGACGTTGTAGGAGGTGGCTAGAGCCATGGAATTATCGAGTTTTGCGTAACTGTGAGCTTTTGAGTAAGAGGCCCACCGCATCATCCGAAGTAATCCCGCCCTTCGCCGACAATTTCGCTGACTCCGCTGCAATCTGCTGCCGCTCGGCTGAACCGATGGGCGCCCGTGGTGCTGCACCTGAAGCCGATGTCGCGGTTTGGTCCGCGGCGGGCTTAGGCTTGACGACCGCAACCGGCTTCTTGGCGGGGGCCGCTTTGGCAGCGTCCTCGGCCTCAACCGCCTTCGCGCCTTTGACGAGCACGCCTAGAATCCACTCCGCATTAGGCATCGCCATGAGGGCGGCATACTGCGGGTTGCGACGGCCTTGTTCGGCCATCTGGTATTCCGGCGTCTGCTTGTCCGTCAGGAACGGGAAGCGGGCGTGAGCTTGTTGCGTAATCTGCTGCTTGGCGGCGATCCACTGGGCGCGCTGGGGAATGTGATCCTCCAACGTGCGGCGGGCCTCGCGCAACTTGCGCTTCAGGTCTACCTCAGTGAACAGCGCCTCCCCGATTTTGTGGACCTTAATCTGGCGGTCCTCATCCTTCGGGTCGGTCATCGTCTGCCATTGGCTCGTGTCGTCCAGCACGTCCTCAATGTAACGTGCGGCCTCTTTGGCAGTGCTCTGGATTTCGCCCAACTTGGCGATGTCCATCACGTCGCCCAACGGCATGTTTGGCGTTGGGGCCACGACCAGCGGAGCCTGGGGCATAACGGGAGCTGCGACCTTGGCCTCAAGTTCGGCCACTTTGGCGGCGAGTTCGGCCTTTTGGGCTTCCATCGCCTTGGTCTTGGCAACTTCCTTTCCGATGCGCTTGTTGAGCAGCTTTTGTTGCTCGGGAGTGAATGAAATTGTCTGAGAAGGAACAGAATCGGCCTCTTCCTCGGTTGCCTCGGGCGCGGCCTCTGTCGTCTCGGCGGCGGTCTCGGCTTCTTCGGCGGGGGCGGTCTCTTCGGAAGCTGCTGGAGCTTCTGCTGCTGGAGGTGTCATGGTCAGGTCCGGGGCGATTACCTCGGGGGCAGTATCTTCCGCAGCTTGGCGAGCCGGCTGTTTCGATGCTTTCTCGGCTTTCGCCATAAGGAGCACCGCTGCCTGACCCGTCTCGATATTGCCCGACCCTTGCACTTGCGCATCACCTTTTTTTGCGGCCGGCGAAGTGGCCTCGATATTTTCTGGCGGCATGTTTTACGAACAAGAACGTGCTTACATCCTAACGCGCGGCGTCATTGCCGTGTGGCAATGGGACTAATCGTGCATTTTGCATTGTCAATGATAGAGTCGTGCAAAGTGCAATACCTAGGCCATTGGAAATGGTTAGCCAATGGCGGGCGTATCGTGCATTTTGCACGATTGGGGGCGCGAAAGGGCCGCGCTGGGTGGGCGCGGCTAGATTACTCAGCAGATCGCATCAACTCCTGCACCTCGCCACCGCGCTTCTGATAGGCATACGTCATGTTCACGCCATGCTCATCTTTGCCTAGGCCATCTTCTGCGAGGTCAAAGAGGAAGCTGACGAGCGCGACGCGCAGTGTCATGGCTTGCGAGGTCGTCAGTTCGGTGCCGTTGATTGTGATGCGGGGTTCGTTCATGTTAGTCGCGCCCTCCGTTAAGTCGCGCAATTATCTGGCGCAGTTCCGCAAGCATGATCTGCCGGTCCGCGTCGAAGTATTCCACCAGTGGAACGTCAAAGGCTTTACCGGCCTCGTCCAACTTGCGAAAGAACGAGTTCGCCATGTCCTTGTAAGCCTGCTCGTAGGTCTCCGCGACCGCTTTCCAGTCGGTGTATTCGATGGGCACGGGCTGACGCCAGTGGCACTTCGGGCAATCGACCGTATGCAGGATATGGCGCAGCGACGGAAGCTCTGTTACGCTCGTGCAGGCCATGAGGGCTATTTTTTCGTGGCGGTGCATGGTCACGCCTCTACCCTCTGCGCCGCCATCGCCACCGCCTCGTCATACGTGCGGATGATGGCGCGGTAGGCCGCAATTTCCCCGATGCAGGCCGTCGTTGCCCGCTCGTTGCCGATCACGGCGCCGTCCGTCAGGTTATCAACCGCGGTCATTTGGCACTCGCGCACCGTTTCGATGAAATCGGCAAAGCGCGTGTCGCGCGCAAGACCGATGAGGGAGGACTGGATTTTCTTCTGACGGTTTAGCTGGGCTTCGGCGAGGGTCATAAATTATTCAGGTTGGCGCTGCCAATACGATGCGACGGAAAGCATTTGAATAGTGCCGTGCTTGGCGAGCTGCTGCGTGACGGATTGGCCTGTCGCTTCAAGCGCCCGCTCACGGGCCATGCTGCGAGCCACGCCTTCGATCAGTCCGCGATTGCAGCGCGCTTCTTTTTTCACCGCGCGCATGGCGGCTTTGAGATCGGCTGCGCTGGGTGTCATGCCGTAGCAGTAGTCTCGCGGAGCGGGATGTCAAGCACTACGCAGCTCCGTAGACTCCGATTTTTTTGTTCAAATTCTGCTTCTGCTGCATTTCCGTCTGCTTAATAATCTTATCCATCCGCGCCTTGAAGTTGGGGTCTTGCTGATACCGCGCCTGCACGTCCGGCTGTTGCCCGTAGTTCTGAATGGTGTCCATTACAAGGTCGGGCGGCGCGTTAAGGTCAATGTCGCGGTCCACGCCTGCGAAGACCTGTGCCAGCATGGAATGCGTCTCGTTGACCGTCTTCTGTGCGCCAGTGTCACGCGGCAATACAACCAGCTCGGCCCAGTTCGGGTCAATCGTCTGCACCGCAAGCTGGATGACCTCGCCGTAGTCAATTTGTCCATACTTGTCGAACATGCCTGCGACCTCCGCGAGCGCCTTCAACTTTTGCTGCTGCACCTCGGGGTTCATGCTCTGGATGTCGAACGTGAGGCGGAAATCAAACTCCTCGTTGTCCTCGCCCTTGTGAAACTCAACCGGATCAGCCTGCTTCAATCCGACGACGCGGAAGTAAACGGCCTCGCTGCCATACTGCTTGTAACGGCTCCAAACTTTGGCAAAGACCTTGCTGAAGCAGCCCATGAAGCTCTCGGCCTCTTTCTGGTTCTTGTAGCCGGCGAACGTCGGGTCGGTCTCTGCCGAGACAAAGCCGAGGTATTGGTTGAAGTCGGCCTTCAGCGCGGCCTCGCTCTTCTCCGTGCTTGGATCGTAGGCAGGTCTGTCGGCGAAGTGATACTCGCCCGGCCGGCGTTCCGGCACCCTGGCGCCCGCACCCCACTGGAGCGGGGGACGGCCCTGCGGATACATCATGGGAGGACAAATAGCCAGCGAGGCGGCGTCGATCAGACTGTCCTTATGGACCTTGATCTGCTGCTGGAGCGGCTTGCCCGGCTCAGGAATGCCGCGTGTGTCGTGCAGCTTGCGGGATAGGTGCTCGCGGCGGAAGATGACGAACGGGTAGGCACCATCGGCGTAACCCAGCAGGCCGAACTTGGCGTAGCCGTCCTGCTCGCCATCTGGGGCCAAACGCGGGTTGAATATGGTCAGGTATAGCCCTGTGTAGCCATCTTCGTCGGAAAGGCGCTGGTAGGCGTAGACGACACCGATCAGGTCGGTGAAATTCTGCTGCTGATACATGAACGAGCGCGAAATCGGCTGGTTGTATTCGTTGTTCGTCAGCGTAATTTGCGTGCCCTTGCAGGTTTTGATCGCGGCCTCCACCCAAGCGTCGTCCCAACCGGCCGTGTTCACGAAGCCGCGAAGCTGCTCGGCGGTGTAATACTCCACGCGGAACATGGCCGAGGCGTTTTCCGCATCGGTCGTGTAGTTCGGAATGAACAGGTTTTGGTTTAGGTTGAACGCGCGGAGGACAGGGTAGCTCTTTTTGCGGCCCAAGGTCGGAACGGTGGTCTGCTGGGTGGACCTCAGTTCCTTGACCATCTTGCGCGCTTTCCCCGCGGTGCAACCGTAGATTTCGGTGAAGATAGCCACCGCGTCGTCAATCGTGTCGTCGGTGTAGATCAGGGCTTGAACGTCGATGGTGGGGAACTGGGCTTGAAGCTGCTCCAACGTCACGTTCTGCAAAATCTTTTCCTGCGTCTCTTCCCAGAATACGCCCATCGCTCCGACGCCCATCTCTTGGATGTAGTTGGCGATCAGTTCCACCTCACGGTTGACCTCTGGAATCTGGGTCTGCACCAGCCACCGCATGAAGCTGGAGACGGACTTGGCGCGTTTGATGTCATTGCCCTCCACGGGCGTCGCAGTGATGCCGGCGCGCAGGAACGCAATCCAGAGCATCGCCACCTTGGAAATGATAGCCTCGTCCGTGAGGAAAACTTGCAGATCGGATGCGCCGTCCCATGGCGTGGGGTCAATTTTGGCACCTTCGCGGGCGTGCTTCTTCCCATCCGCGCTCTGGCCTGACCATAGGGCGTAGCGGGTGTTGTAGTTCTCCTGACATTGGTCCGTAAAGCCCTGAAGGTTGGCTACGGTCGTCTCAAACGTCTTGGTGAGCAGGGCGTGGTCGGGACCGTCGTTGCCCACGGGGGCAAGCTGCAATCCGGCGTCGGAATTTTGGCCGTTGGGCAGGGTGGTGCCTGAAAAAGTGGACATCTTGCCCGCAACGCCTAGTAGAGCGGGGCGGAATGGCAAGATTCAACTGGCGCGGCTACCTATGCCTGCTTCGCTCTAGCTTGTGGAACACGTTCTTCCAGTAGCTCATCCTGCGCCTATCCTTGCGGGCCTTTGCGCGTTTCCAGTTATTCATGGCCCTAGACTCGCGCTCCGTGAAGAAAATAGCGTCGCTTTCACAGGTCGTGACCATGAGCAGCGCGCTCGGCTGGTGGACGATCACCTGATTCCATGGGTCGAATCGGCGCGAAAATGATCCATCGCGCTCGGGGTCGTAGATCGGTTCAAACTTAAAATCGGGCTTAACGAACTTGAAGTCGGAGTATGTCGTTACCTGCGCGGTGAGCGGCGTTAGTGCGCGCAAAATGTCGCTCTCATACTTGCGCATGAGTTCGTCGGCTATGCGCTTTGAGAGCGCGTCCAGGTCGGGGCTCATGGTATTGCCGCCTTCGCGGGCCGTTCAAAGCCGAAACCGGGCTCATGTGATTCGTAGTCGTCTAGACTCCAGCGTTCAGCGACGGCGACGGCCTCGCACTCGGGATGGTAGCGCATCGTCCAAAAGTCGCCGCCATTGACGCCCGTGCGGTAGCCGTGGACCTCGCCTATCTGAATAAGCGTGCCGCAGTAGAAGCATTGATGAACCTTGCGAGCGACGCGCTTCGGCTGGTCGGTTAGGCATGTGCTCATGGCTTTGCCAGTTTGCGAGCCGCCACAATCGCCGCGTGCTCCGCCTCCGTGACGAAGACCTTGCGGATGCCAAGACCGGCCAGCATCTTACTCGCGGTATCTTGGTGCATCCCGTTATCGACGGAAAATTCCTTGGGTGCCCCTCCGGCGAGGATGTGGGCGACGAGGCGCTTTTGGACTTCGGACATAATATGGTTACGGCTGGCTGTTAATTTGGCTGGCATGGCGTTCAATCTGTTCAGCAATGCGTTGGATGCCCGCGACCAGTTCCGCGTCTTCGGGTCGGGCAATTTTGGGCGTGCCGTTTTTGGACAGGCGGATGCGGCGGGCGCGTTTGGCTAGGTTGGATAGCTGGCGGATGACGTAGCGGCGACGGATGATGGTGTAGGTGATCATGGCTTGGCGTCCTCCTTCATGGCTGCGACTGCCTCGGCGCGCCCAAAAGCCGGGTCGCACACGTCCTCATACCAGTCAGGATCGACGACGCCGGGCTTCTGCTCGTAGGCGTGACATTCGGGGTGCATGTGCATCGTCCACACGCTGCCGTCGCTGACGCCTACGCGCCTGTCCTGCGTATCACCGACATTGATGCGTTCGCCGCACAAACAGCAGCGATGCGGCTTGCGGGCTTTCGTTCCGTTTTTCGAGGATAGAAACGTGCTCATACGAGTCCCCTCCTGAACAATTTCTCGCGCAGTTGCTCGGTGGCTGGCATAAACCCGGTTCCGGTGCGCCACATGGGCAGACTCCCTTGGAGTGCGCGTTCAGCGTTGTCGCCTGCCATAAGCACCGCTTCGACGTTGGCCAGCGCCGCGAGGGCGACGAGTTCAGCGTCTTCGGTTTCGGGGGTTTTCACTTTGCGTCCTCCTTCATGTTTGCGTCGATGGCGGCGAAGGCGTCGATTGACTCACGAAGAGTCTCCATCCCGTTCCGCGTTTCCGCGAATAAACCAAACGCTTTCCATCGGGATTGCAGCACGTCCAACCGCGCCCGCTCGGCGGTGAGTTCGGCTTCGGCGCGTTCGGCGCGGGCCAGAGCACGTATAACCCTCTTGTTATTCGACCGCTCCTCCTTCGCTTTGTCCGCGCAGCGCAGTAGCCAGTTCACGAGGTTAACAAGTTCGTATTTTCCGTGCCGGTTTCCGACCATCTTCATTGCGGTCTCATAGCGCCTGTATTCCTCGGTCTCGCACGGATGCGCCGCCTCAATCTCGGGCGTCCATTGGTCGGGCTTGTCGATCAGTTCAAGCGCACGGAGCGCGGTCAACCGCTCCACCTCGCGCTCGGCTGACTCGGCGCGTTTGACTAGCGCAAGAACGATTTCGTCTGTCCCCGGCCGGCGCACTACCTCACGCTTCTTTAGCTGCTCCACCTCAGCGCGGAGTCTCACGCTCTCCTCAACCGAGCATCCGTTGGCCTTGAAGTCCGCCACTTCCGCAACCGACTTGTCGAAGTCGGCGTTTACTTCGTGGAGCGTGGCGATCTGCGCGTTGCGGTCATCGACCATCTTTGCCCAAGTCTCAGCGCGGGAGTTTGCTGCGATGACCTCGGCGCGGAGCTGGTCGCGCTGAGTTATGTAGGTTTGTAACAGCTCACATGATGCTTCTGACTGTGCTTCCACCGCCTTCGCCTCGCTGTCGGCGATGAGTTCTGCGGCCTCCGAAATACTATAATGACGTCCGGTCAGCGTAACCGCTAAGTCCCTCTGCGCATCGGTGATTGGCGCGCTCATTTGCGGCCTTTCTTCGGCAGCACGCCGATGGCGGTGAGCATTGCCACAATGTCAGATTGGCAGATGTGCCCGTCGTAGCTTTTGGCGAATGCGTCGCCAGCGGTGCGTAAAAGCGCCTCCACGTCGTCCAGCGAGATCACCGCGACGGCAAGATCGCCCTTAAATTCCTTCTTGTTTCCGCAGACGACCACCTCGCGGCGGTCCTCGAACAGTTCCTGGTCGCACCACATGCGGCGGGCCTTTAACTTGGTTTTAGTTTTCATCGGTCCACACCCAATCACCGTTGCCTAATCCCGTCAAGCGAGATTACGCAAAATATCAACCGCCTGACTTGTCACGATGTTTTGGGCGGTGCGCCCGTCGCTTTCCGACCCGCAGAAGCACGGATTGAGCGCCTGCCGACGCACGTCCTCGGGCATCGCCGCAAGCATATCATTCCACCGCCTGACGGACGGCTCAACCATCTGCTCAACAAGCGCGCCGTTATCGGCCCAAAACCGCTTCACCACGCCCACGATCTTAGCCGCCTGCTTGCTGCCGATATACTTGCTGGCGTCAGGGCCGAACCAAATCGACGCGCGCTTGGCGGACACGATGCGCTCGCCGTCAAGCCGCACGTCATACCAGTCTACGTCACCCGCGACCGACATCCAGACGCAGGCGTTGCGCACGCCCTCATTCCAGCACACCGTGTAGGGCGCAGGATCGCTGGCCGATGCGAGGCGGCGGAACTCGGACAGAACGTAGTCTTGGTTATTCATGGTGTGATTGGGCCGATGCGCGGAAGGTTAGTAAACTCCCGTCCTATGCCGCGTGTCCTTGGCGTAGGCGACAAATTGGCAATTAGCTTTGCATAAGTATCTTAGACAATCGGTCGCGTCCTTCGTGGCCTCGGTAGAACCCAGCTTCCCCGTATATTCCTGCAACGCATAGATCAAGTTCTGGCACCTGTCGCTCACGTAAAGCCGTGGCCGGTTCAGCGCGTCGATGGGCTTGTCCGCCTTGTATGCGAGCAGATTATTGATTAACTGGATACCGTCTTCGATTTCGCCCTTGTTGGCCTCGGACGCGGCGGCAGGAGCCGGGATGAACGTGAGGCCGGCGTCGTCCAGTTCACTGATGATGGTCGTGGCCCCGTCCTGCGACTGGCGCTCCGCGGCGCCCATGCGAGGGTCGATGATGCGCTCGTAGATGTTGGCGTCCTTCTCCGGGCCGCTCTCCGCGGTCGTGATGAACTCGGCGTAAGCCTTGATTCCGTGGATGCGCGGCGTCGTGGCCGGACCGGGCTTGTTGCCGGGCAAGGCCCACTCCTCGTTTTCGGGCGACTCGCGGTAGACCCACCACGTTCCGGCTGCGTCGATGGCGACCCAGACCATGAACCACGCCTTGGAGCCGGCCGGATCAAGGGCCATGTAGAACGTGACGGGGTAGGGCACTTCGGCGCCCTTGGCGTTCCTCCGCAGTTTGAGCCAGGGCAAATCTTCGTGCTTCACGACGTTGCCTCCGTCCGAGGCGTATTCCTTGCTGAAAAGCGGGAAGGCTGACGTGGTGGACTTCGTGGGGACGCCGTAGGCGCGGGCTAGGATTACTTCGCGGCTCTCGTTGCCGTAGAGCTTCATAAACTCCTTGAAGTCGGCGAAGGGGTTGTCCGCAGTATGGGCGTAGATGATACAGCATGAACCAACTGACAGGCTTTCCTGAAGGATCGGCACGTTCGCCATGATCTTCGGGTGGTCGCAAAACTTGGTTTGCAGCGTCTTTGTTCGGGACAAAATTTTTTCTATGACGGGGTTCCATCCATCTACTACTGTGTAAGTTATCAACATTCTCCCGTGATAAGTCCCGAGACGACCCATGCGGATCGTCTCAAATAAATTCACCGGAATCTGTTCGTCGGCCCAAACGAAATGGGCCTTGATGCCTTCGATTATTTGGTCGTTGGCCTGATACTGCGCGTAGTTGTAGAACTTGATTGAACCGCCACGGCGATACCCTTTCACGGGAGGAACGATGGCAATCCCGTCCGTGAAGCCGTTCTTTTGAGTGTATTGCAGGCTATGCGAGATGCCCTTTTTCGTGGGCATATTCTTCAACCATTCTGGCAGGTTTTCGTAAATGAAGCGCTGCTGATCGTCGATTGACCGCTTTTCACTGATATGGAAGTTGTAAACCTCGGCCTCGGGAATCTCGCACGCGGCCCAGACTGACATGCGGGCTCCGAGCGTCGTTTTCGCGCTGTTGTGGTGTATCACTCCAGCCGCTACATAATTGCCATAGGCGGGAACCGTTAAGTCCCACTTGACATTTATTCCCTCCGAGGTAATGTCTGTCACGTATGCCAAAGTATGATGCGATTGATTACCCCGTTGAACTGATTCGTGAGTGGATTTCAAGTGGTGACACCCAGCAGGTGATTGCCGACCGTCTCCGCAAGCAGCTTGATCCGCGCATAACCGCGAAGCTGATTTACAAGGTTTGCAAGAAGAACGGTATTGGGTGCCAAAGAACCGGGCCGCGCGCTGGAGAAGGCCATCCCAAGTGGACGGGTGGCCGTGTGCGCGTGAAGCATGGCTACATAAAAGTTGCGTGCCCTGACCATCCTTCGTGCGTTGCTCTGAACGCGCGGCGCGCTGAGAAGGCCAATGGAGCCTACTACCCAAAACAGAAATACGTTTGGGAGCATCGCCTTCTAATGGAAAAGAAGTTGGGTCGCTACCTGACCGAGAATGAAGTGGTTCACCACATTGACGGGAATACGTCGAACAATGCGCTGGAAAACCTAATGCTTTTCCAGACGAACGCAGAGCACCTTGCGTTTGACCTAAAAGGCAAGTGCCCTGAATGGACGCCGGAAGGTAAAGCCGCGATCCTGGTCGCAGTTCGGAAACGAAGAGCCAGCGCCCATCAGCGCCGAGAACGCGATGCTCAAGAGCAGCTACGAACGATGATCCTGTCGATAGACTGACGCGGAGCATTTCACCCGCGGGCTTGGCGAACGGCTGTTCGGCTTCGGCTACGACCACTTCTTTACCGTTCCACGCGTAGACGTGGTGGGCACCCTTGATTGAGTCGATGCGCCGATCAAAACCAAGGATCGGGTCGTAAATCATGGTATCAGCGCGGACGCATTGATTACCCCCAAGGAGAACTATTACGTTATATTTCTTCCAGCAATCCATGACCATCTCCCATGATGGCATGGTCCAGCCCCAACCGACTGGGTTTTTCGCTCCTTCAACCTCAAACATCTGCTTGCGTTCAAGGTAGCCTCTTAGGCGCTCCTCGGACATCTGCGCTATTACCTCGGGCGTGGGCGGGGCTACGTAGGGCATCCCGAAGCGCGGTTGAAAAGCGTCGGCGTAGTGTATCTTTTTAGCCATTATTGTTTCTCCCTAAACAACTGATTCCAAATCCCGACCGCCATCTGACGCGCCACCGTCTCAACAAAATGCGCGCGGTCCTGGCGCGTCGCGCTCAACGCTTGATGGCTGACCGCGTAGGCATACGTGAAGTCAGGGATGCTGTTCGGCGCGTTGGTAACGCGGAAATGGATGCGCCGGCAAACGTCGTCGCGCAGTTCGCGGCAGTCTTGCAAAATCATCATCAGCTCCTCAATCGGCACGGCCTTGTAGGCGTTAGCAAGTTCGGCGTTGACGCAGCGCACGTCATCCATGTCAGCGTCCGTGACCCGCACCCGCATGTGATGGTTCAGGAAGCGCAACTTCTCCTTCAGCGGCAGCAGCGTGCTCGACGCGCAGAACTGAGCCACGTCATCATGCCATCGTTGCAACTTGGCCTCGGCCAGTTCAGCCCGCGCCTTGGTGCTGTCAATCTGGCGGTCCTTCCACGCGTTGACGCTGGCCATGTGGAGCTTGGATGCCTCCAGTTCGGCCTTCAGTTTCTTGTTCGCGGTGCGTTGAGCTTTGGATTGTTTGCCCATGGTATTAAGTTCCGTAGTCGCTCCCAAAAATCTCAGGATGCCGCCGCGCATACCAGTTCCGCAGCCACGCACAGAACGGTCCGCGCAGATACCACGGCCAGAGTTCGGCCGAGTAGTAGCGTTCGGGCTTGGTGAAGGTCTGAGTGTAACTGCGAAAATCCGCGTCGGTGGCCTTTGGAGTGAACTGCTTTTCTTGCCACGTAATGTCAGAGCATACCGAGGCTTCGGTTTCGCGCATCAGGGCAATGAGTTCTTGCCGGGCTTTGGCTAGTTTTTTGCCGTGGGTGTTCATTTCAAGCTTTACACAAATGAACATCCGTGTTCCATGTCAATCCGCAATGCCGAAAAAGAAAAATAAGCCTGCGCGTAGCGGGACCAAGGAAAAGCGCCTCCGCGTGTGGGTTGAGCCTGACAACGTGGCCGAAATCAGGACCGAGATTGCGCGCAATGGTCGCACCATTCAGGGCGAGACGAACTGCATCCTTCGGGACTATTATGCCTCCAAGTGGGACGTGCCCCCGGCGTCGGCGGGGGCGGATGCGTTGCGGAGATTTTAACATGAGCGACCAACCCCGCATCCTCATCGAAGACATCGGCGGCGAACTTGGCTTTCGCGTGCGTTGGTCCGTGCTGGACCACTGGGCGGACTTTGCGGTTTACAGCGTCGTGAGCGCGGAGCAGGATGGCCTGTGCCTCAAAGAATTTCGCAAGGCCGGTGCCGCCGAAGACTTCACGCCTAATATCAGCGACGCCGACGTGTATTGCCACGGCCACATCAAATGGGATGGATGCTCGCACGTTGAGCAGGATGAGGCGCACCTGTGCGGCGCGTTCATGTTTAAGAAGCACATGGCCCTGCTGCGCTACCTCTACGTCCGTGCGGGCGAATTGATGAACCGGCCCAACGGCGAGTTAGATGAACCGTGGGGCGTTTGGGATGAACTGCCAGAGATGAAGCCTGAGAAATACCCGAACTTCGCCCGCGACGCGAAGGGCTGGAATGGCGTGGGTGTGCCGGATGCCGTGGACTAATTTATGAAACCCTTCTCCATCCTCCACCCGAACCAAGCCGCATGGCCCAAGTCCTACGGCCTGCCGGTCGAACATTGCGCCGATGTTTTGCGCGGTTCCTACGATTGCCCCTACAACCCGACGACGCCGCCAGTTTGCCTTGATCTAGGGGCGAATGTCGGCGCGTTCACGCGCTGGGCTGTCAAGCGCTGGCCCGGTTGCACCGTTCATGCCTACGAGCCATGCCCGTCGAACTTTACGCTCCTGAAGCAGACCATCGACACGATGATGGACGCAGGCGATGGCGTAGTGCGCGCCTTGCCGTATCAGAAGGCCGTCGCCGGCCACGCCTGCCGCGCAACGCTCCAAGCCGGCGAGTTCAACTGCGGCGAGTGGTCGCTGGTCATGCCCGAGGTCGCAGGGCGTGAGAAGGTGGAAGTGGATGTGATAGCGGCGACGGATTTGCCGAGGGCTGACGTGCTAAAGCTCGACGTTGAAGGCGCGGAAATTTTGGTGCTGTCCGCGCTGACGCTCGCGGGGCGCATGAAAGAGTTCAGCGCGTGCATGATGGAAACCCATAACGATGAGTTCATTCCCGCAATCAAGGCGCACATGGTCAAGGACGGCTTTACGCTGACCGGCGAGAATCGGCCCAGTCCGCAGCGCGCCGAGCTAAAGTTCGTGCGCGCCGATCTGCTGCCTGCCGACTTCAAGCCATGAAACTGAACCCGCCCGACGTTCCCCGCAAGCCGATGCTCAAAAACGCCCTCCGCGTGATCATCTTCCTGTCCACGGCGACCGCGATGGCCGCTGGTTGGGCCGCTGGCCACTTCATCGCAAAATACTGGTAACTTTATGCAAAAAATCACCGCCCACTCCCTTGACCTGCAACCGTCCCAAAAGCTGGACCTGCCCATCGGCGCACGCCTGCTGACGGTCAACGTCGATCACCGATTTAACAAGTGCCTGCTCTGGACCTTGCAGGATGACGATGCTTCAACTGAGCCTGTCACGTTCGCCATGGCCAAGCTGAACGAGACCGCGACTGGCAACTACATCGGCACGTTCAAGGACAACTCGGGGTATCTGCACGTTTTTGCGCAGATGCCGGAGAAAAGCCCAGTGGTGGCCATCCGTGAAGCGGCGCAGGTGCCGAAGCTGGCCAAGGCTGAACCCGCGCTTGCTGCCAAATGAAACGCCGCATCCTCATCGCCTGCCCCGCCAAAGGCGGCGTCAGCGGTCACTGGTTTGAGCAACACGCCGCGCTCATGGCGCTGAACCATCCCGACTACGCCTTTGAGTTCGTCATTGAGACCGGCCACGGCGGGATCAACTTTGCCCGCAACATCATCGCGGACGAAGCAATCCGGCGCGACGTGTGGAAGGTAGTCCAGATTGACGCCGACATGCGTTGGATGGCCGCGGACGTGGTGCGGCTGGTCAGCGTGCCAGAGCCCATCGTTTACGCGCCCTACGTGGCCAAGCGGAGCGGGCCGGTGCGCTGGCTGGTCATCGCCACGCCAGGGGCCAAGGTGGACGAGCGCGGGCTGTTGCTGTCTGACTTCGTGGGCACGGGTGCCGTCAGTATCGAAGTTGCGGCGTTGCGGGCCATGGTGGACTTTTACCCGGAGCGGCGGTTCGTTTACGAGGACGATTCAACCGGCATCAGGAAGACGATGACGGAACTGTTTCCGATGGGGCTGGTCGGGCCTAATACGCCGGAGGGCAAGATTGCCCGCATTCGCAAGGTCATGGCCAAACTCGTGACCGACGCGCCGCAGTCCGAGTGGGGCGAGTTTTACATGAAGCAGTTGGACGACGTGAATGAAATTCTCAACGTCAACCACCCCGGCGAATCCCGCCTCCTCGGTGAAGACCACCACTTCTGCCGTCTTGCGCGCAAGGCCGGTTTCAAGCTCTGGACCGACATGAACTCGGTCATCGGCCACGTCGGCGATGCAATCTACCCGATTGGGCGGGAGCAGTTGTCGTCGGCTGCGTGCATTCCGAGCAGTGAGTCGTTTTTTGAGCATACTGACTAAGCCCACCACTGACTGAGCCCAACGCTAGAACAAAATCCCATGGCCAAATCCAAAGAAGAGTCCGCCGCCAAGCAACGCATCGCCAATGCCAAGGCCCAAGTTCGCAAGATGATGATCGCGGGTAAGACCGACGAGGCGCGCGCCTACGCCGAGAAATACGGCTTTGACGTGTTTGCGGCCCGACTGGGACCGGAATATCAGAACTCCGCGGAGCCGATGTTTGCGGCGCTGAAGGCGGCACGCAATGGGGCAGCTACGCCCGTGGTTGAAGCGGCCGTTGACGTGGCTCCAGCGGTTATGGATATGGGCGACGAACCCGTGCCGGAAGCCGCACCGGACAGCCCCGAGTCCATCAACGGCTACCCCGTCCTGACCGATGCCGTCGTCTGGGGAATCCCGCCGAACAAAAACTTGGTCGTGATAGAGCTGCCCGACAAGCGCCGCGTTTCCATGTGGCGGACCCGGCGCGTCACCTACCGGATTTACATGAAACTGCGGGCGCGGCTCGTGAAGACCGAGGGCGATCCCATCTACGAGGAAGTGATGCCGGCGCAGGCTGCTTTTTAATTATGCCTGCTCCAGCTACCAGACGCGTCCTCCTCTCCGTGCCCTTAAAAGGGGCCTTGGCCTCCTACTTCGTCAACAATCTGATCTCCACCTGCCGCGCCGTGCTTCCGGGCGTGTCGCTGGACTTTGCCTTCCTTGAAGGCGCCCCGGTGCAGCAGGCGCGGAACGAGATTTGCGACAACGCCGTGCGCGCCGGCTACGATGATGTCGTAATGCTGGACAAAGACCTTGACGTGGGTGTGCCGGATTTGGTGCGCATTTTGCGCCATGACGTGCCCGTGGTCTGCGCGCTTTACCCGCACCGCTCGCTGGACACGTTCTGGCATGTTCGGCCGCTGTCGGCGGATGAGCAGCCGGACACAGTGGGACTGATGCGTGTGCAGCAGTCGGCGGTCGGATTCTGCAAGATCAAGGTGTCCGCGATCAAAAAGCTGATGGCGGACCATCCTGACCGGGCGGGACTGCTGACGGAGACGGGCGGTGGGGCTAGGATGGTGCATGAACTTTTCCCGATGGAGTTGGTTGGTCCCAATACGCCTGCCGCCAGGATCAAGGCCGTGGAGGATGCCATTGTGCATCACGCGCAGGCAATCGACTTGAATTTACTGATGGCCGCGATTGACGCGGCGCTTTACGGGCGCAGTGAACAACCGAACTTGCACCAGGCCGAAGACTACGGCTTCTGCCGCCTGTGCGCCGAGTCAGGAATCCCGGTCTACGTCGATACCAAGCTGATCGTCCAGCATGAAGCGAGCATCAAGCTGCCGATACCGGATGAGCAGTTGAAGAAGATGCTGGCGGAGGCGTGGAGGCGGGCATAAAAAAGCCCCGACGTGAATCGGGGCTGTGCGCCGGTTACTGTTTCATCGTCCCCTCAACGCCGCGCTTCATGCGGTCGTGGGTCCGCTTCTGAAGCCAGAACAACGCCTCTTCCAAGTGCGTCAGGGCGCAGGCGTTCTCGCGGCAGGCGTAGGTGCCGCGCTGCGTAAAATCGTGGCCAGTTCCGCCATCAGACGTGTTTACGATGGGATGCTGAAAGCTGCGCATCCGGTCGATGACGACGGCCAGCAACGCTTCGTTTGTGATGCCATTCATGTCCTCGACTTTGGCGATGGGCCCGTTCTGGAAGCGGAGGTTAACGCCGAACGGGCGCGGTCCGATGTTGGGGATGTGCTCGCCGCGACCGATCAGGTTATACTGATACGGGGCACCACCGGGGCTTGGTGCGCCGGCAGTAATTTCGATGGCTTCGTTGAGGCCGTTTACTTTGTGGTCTGTGATGTTACGCATAGAAAAGAGAGCCGATCCGCACGATGCGAATCCTCGGCCAACAGACTCGAATGACGGCGCTGTGTGAACACGCCTCATGGCTCGTGCGGGCGACCGTTATGCCCAAACATCCCGTCAGTCCTATTCAGCCTGCGAGGCGGTGTCCTTTGGCGTTAGCCGAACCGCAACGGGAAAGTGAACCATGCGCCGCAGACCGGCTGGTCTGCTAAACTGGGCGTTGGCTTTACGACTGCAACGCATAAGTAAATTTTTTCCCCTCGCCTGCTACGTGCTTGTTGGAGAACAGCGGGTGACGGGACACGGCAGGCGGGGAGGAAATTAATTGCGCCTCGCATAACACGATCAAGCTCTTTGGCGGACGATCATCGTGGAGTTTCCGGGAAGACTTCTGACCGCTACGTATCAGCCTGCTTTTCCGTTTACCGGCAAGAGCCTCGCGGCACTTCTGAATCCGGCAAAAGCACCACAGCGGCCTCATTCGGCACTTGTCCTACTTGGCCCATTGGGCAGCGCAAATTGTGAAAGAACGCCGCAAGCCACCGGGCCTGCGGGCCTCAACTGTGCGGCGCGGGCCACGAGGAAGAGGGTTGAGACCGCACGCAATCACCATCCGCGCGTCTCGTCAAGCAAGATTAATAAAGAATGCCGTCAGTCCCGTCAAGGTCAACGGCGGCGGGCGCAGCGACCGGCACCTGCCCCACCGTCAGCGTCCCATGCTGCTGATGCCAGAGCGTGCGAGCGGCCTGCTCCAACGCCACGTCAGCGGGGCGCGGCGGGAACGGCTTGCCGCTGTTGTCGAGACGCGGTGTTTTGACGCTGGCATACCAGCCGAGCGACTTCTCGGACAGCGCGCCCAGAGCGACGCCGTTGTTTTTACCAAAGTGAATGATGGTGCTGGCGGCGTTTTCAACCACGGTGCCGGGCTGCGGTGGCGGGCCTTCGGGGCTGGGCGTGGACGGCGCAGCGGTTGAGGCTGGCGCGGATGCGGGCCGGGCGCCAAGCAGGGCTTTGATGGCGCGGAGTTCAATGAGGATTTCTTGTTGGATGTCGGGCATAAAATTAGGAGTTGCCGTCGTGGTCAAAAATGAGCGCGTAAATGAAACAGAAGAACAGAAACGTGGCGACGATCAGCATCATGGCGGGTGGCGCTACTTGAGCAGCGACTTGTCATTGCCCGTCAGCGACCGCCGCAGCTTGATCAGCACCGGCACGCTGGGCCAGTTGTTGCCACGCTCGACGTTGTTGAGCGTCTTGTTGCTGATCCCGACCTGTTCGGCCAGTTCGCATTGTGAAAGGCGGGCCAATGCGCGGGCCTCCGTCATGTCGGCGGAGAAGCGGGCGAGGTCTTGCGGCATGGCCGGGCCTTTTTTGACGCGGGTGAGTTTGAAGCGGGTCTTGGTGGCTAGCTTGGTCATGGGCCCCACCAAAAGCACCGAAATCGTCCCGTCAAGCGAGATTTTTGCTTGATCTTTGAAATAGTTGGGGCCATGGCTATCGAACCGTGATGCAGACCCGCGCAAAACCTACGTCAACGCTTGGCCCCGACCTGTGGACGGATAAGCATGAGGCGGAGGAGATTCGCCTTAGTAAAATGATCGGGACTGCGAACGATTGGTTTCCGTATTTCAAAGCCGGATGGGGATTTCGTCGGGTCATAATAATCCCAAAGGAATATCTCGGCACCATGAACGAGCAATGGGACGACTGCGAACCTTTTTACAGGGAAGACCTCGGATGCTGCATCTGGAGTCCGGCTAGATGCGGCACTAAAGAGCGTGGAGAAACATGGCGCGCTATCAGATATAAATAACCCGTCATGCAGACCGACCTATTCGCAGACCTACCGCCGTCACTGAGCCCGAGACTGGCGTGGCTGCGAAAACATGGGCTGACGTTGACCAAGGTCGGTGACAACAAGTGGCGCTGCTCGCTGGATGACGAGAATTTTGGGAGCGGGGCGGATGGGGATGCGGCGGTGGATGATTTTTGTGCCCGGACCAAGATCAGGGATTGGAGCACGCCATGACTCGCCCCGCTTTTTTAGTCCAATTCGACGCCGACGACTGCCTCTACGTCATCATGGCGCGCAGCCACGGTCGGACGGAGCCGTTCGGACCGCGCATCTTGCGGGCGCCGCCGCATCCGATGGTAGCTACCAAGCACGAGACTGAGGCGGGCGCGCTGAAGGACGTGGCGAAGCTGGAGACTTACTTTGCGGGGCTGACGGATCGGAAGAAAGCCAAGGATCGGCCCGTGGAATATGGGAACGGCCTTGGCGGGATTGATGACTGTCCAATCTTTGGCGTTACCAGCTAATTTTTATGCCCAACCCAACCAACCCAAGAACCGGCTCGCCATCGCATGGCGCGGCCTGCGCCAGTTACCGCACCGTCCCCACCTTCAAAACGCCCACGGCCAACGCCGTGATCGGATGCAACATCCGCCCCGGAATGACGCCGGGAGGCATGATGACCAGCTTGGCCCTAACGGACAAGCAGCGGAACGAGAAGCGGGTCAGGAAATACAACGAGGTGAACCAAGCGGCGATGGCGTTTTTGGAGAATAGGGTGGTGCGCACATGAATACGACAATCCCAACGCCCCGCACGCGTGCGGCCATCGACAGCGCCACGGGCATCGAGGACGCGTTTCAGAAGGCCGTCGAGTGCTCTGAGACGCTGGAGCGCGAGCTGATCCGTGCGCGGCGATGCCATGCCAGCATTGAACTGGCCTTGGCTGACGCGCTCTCCACGTTCCGGCATGACGGCGGCGAGAGCATTATCACGGCGGAGCGCCAAGAAGCGTGGGCTGAGGCGCTGAAGCAGGAGGACGTAAAATGATCCTGCCTACCAACGCAGAATGTCGCCTGTGCGTGTCCGAACTGTTAGACGAGCCGTGCCTGACCCAGTGGGAGCGCGACTTTATCGCCAGCAACGTGACACGCACCGAATTTACCGATGCCCAAAAGCAAGTATGCCGCGACCTGATGACGCGCTACGAGGTGACGTGAATATGCTTGGCATGCAACTTATGCTGGAGCAGTTGGAAAGCCACCGCCTTGAGGTGATGCTGGTGCCGCTCAACCCCAACCGGCGCGGCTGGAACGAGGGCGGATGCCGTAGGTGCTTGGCCGATCAAAACGCCAAGTGGTATCGTGATTTCTGCGCCCGCTTCCCGTCATCGCGCGGAACGCGTAAGGGCGGTTTTGATACGGTTATACGGAGGGCCAACGTGCTGAGTGCGCTGAACCGCTTGGTTAGTGGGGCCGGGTATGGGGGCAAGTATCGGGATGAGTTGGTGGCGGTGGCTAAAAAAATTACATGAAAACAACTATGAGAAAGAAGCGCCGTATCAGGTGCAATGCTTGGGGAAACACCTACGGCTACGAAGGTGCTACGCGGGCCAAGGATTTCGGCACCGATGAATTGGCGGCTGCGCGTTGGCTGGCCGATGCTGTCGCGTTCGAGTCGGAAGCGCAGCAGACCAGAGAGTGGATTAAGGCAACTTTCAAGACGGGCAAACTATGAGCGTTTCAATTATCCAAGGTGACTGCGTGCAGACCATGCGCGCCATGAAAGAGCGTGACGAGCGTGTGAATATGTGCGTCACCAGCCCGCCCTACTTCGGGCTGCGCGACTACGGGGCGGATGGCCAGATTGGGCTTGAGTCCACGCCTAATCAATACATCGCCAAGCTGGTCGAAGTCTTCTCTGCGCTGCGCGAAATTCTCGCTGACGACGGAACGCTGTGGCTTAACCTTGGCGACTCCTATGCTGGCTCAGGTAAAGGCGCGTGGAGCGCGCCGGATGAGCGCAAGGTGAACGTGAAAGAGGTTTATCGGCCAACCGGCAATACGGCGCGTGAGGCGGAAGTCACAAAGCTCGCTGGTGAAGATCGCAAGTTTGGTTTCAAAAACAAAGACCTGATGATGATCCCCGCCCGCGTTGCCATGGCCCTGCAAGCGGACGGCTGGTATTTGAGAAGCGCCTGTCCATGGCTGAAGCGCAACGCCATGCCGGACAGCACGCGCGACCGGCCCACAACCAGCATCGAAACTATTTTCCTGCTTTCGAAATCGCCCAAGTATTATTACGACAACGAAGCCGTGAAGGTGCTGGCCCGCACCGGAGCGAACGGCAGTCGCTTCGATATCGGCAAGACCGCGGAGCATCAGTTGAACCGCGCCAGCACGGAGCCACGCAAAGAGGATGGTAAGCGTGCCCGCCGCGCCTCCGACTGGTTCTTTGAGTCATGGCAGGGGATGCTGCAAGACGATGAGGGAGACCCGTTGGCTTTTGTGGTCAACACGAAGCCGTATCGGGAAGCGCACTTCGCCACGTTTCCGCCGAAGCTGATCGCGCCGTGCATCGTGGCCGGATGCTTAACGGGGGGGGTAGTGATCGACCCGTTCGGAGGGAGCGGCACAACGGGCGAGGTCGCAACGTCGCTCGGACGCAGCGCTATTCTGTGCGAACTGAATCCCGATTACGTCAACCTAGCGTCCGCGAGAAACAGAATGCCGCAGACAATACCAAGCCTTAGCTTAGATTAACCCTTGCCAACCCCCTGCCTGCCCGGCACGGCTGAGGCCAGTCGCCGAAACACGACCATGAAATACCCAAACCACTTGGTGTCGCAAGGCACCCGTCCCCGCGTTCTTCAATTGCCAGCAGGTGTGCGCACCATGCGGGATGTTTCCTTTGAGGAAGCGGGGGCGTTAATTTCAGCCGACGCGGGGGCGTTATTTTCACCCCGAGGCACACCATGAACCGCACCCTAGCCACCGGACGCATGGAGACGCTGGACTTTGACGACGAAACGATTTCGGTAATTGCGCCAAGTAACGGGCTTCGCCACCCGCTCATTGCGCATGGCGAGAGCTTTGAGACCGCCTGCCCCGTTACGCTGCCCGTTGCCCTGCCGCCCACCCGCCTTGCGTTAGCCGACCCCGAACCCGCCCCCTGCGCTGGCACCATCCACGACCCCCAAACTGAACGCTACCTGATCAGCCTGTGCCTGACCTACAGCGACAGCGTGATCGGTCAGTGTGATAGCGCCGGGATCACGCCCAACAGCTTTTTTGACCGCAACTGCGGCGTGCTGTTTAGACACGCGCTGGGCATCTGGCGTGAGCACGGCCAGGTGGACACGGCCAAGCTGGTCGAAAGCTTGCGCGCCGCCAAAAAGTTTGAGCAAGTAGGCGGCTGGTTCGGCCTGAGCGATTTGACCGAACGGGTGCCGACCACGATCAACGCCACGTCTTTGATCAACACCGTGCGCAACGACAGCCTGCGCCGCGCCCTGATCGACCTGTCCATGAAGGCGGTGGAGGATGCGCGGGCCAGCCGCGATCCGGCCGAGGTGCTGAAGGAGCAGTTGGCTAGGTTGCAGGGTTTGGCCCATGCGCCGAAGGCAGAGGCGCCCACGCTGCGCGATCCCTCCTCCTTCGCCCTGCCGCCCGACAACGACAGCACGATCCTGCTGGGCGACCGCTACCTGAACCGGGGCGACGGTGCCGTTTTGGTCGGCACGTCCGGCATCGGCAAGAGCAGCATGGAAATGCAGATGGCCGTAACGTGGGCCCTGGGCCGGGCCTGCTTTGGCATCAGGCCGAACGGTCCCATGCGCAGCCTGATCATCCAGTCCGAGGACAGCGACGGCGACATTGCGGAAATGTGGACGAGCATGAGCGTGACCATGCGCCTGAGTGCGGACGAGATGGCGTTGGTGAACGAGCGCGTCAAGATCGTGAACGAGCGCGTGAAGCGCGGTCGTGAATTTACCCACGAACTGAAGACCAGCATCAACGCGCACAACCCCGACTTAGTGTGGATCAACCCATTGCAAGCGTTTATGGACGGCGACGTAACCGACAGCCAAGACCTGGGCCAATTTTTAAGAGGCGACCTGAACAAGTTGAACGTGCCGCCCCGTTTCGCCTACATGGTGGTCCACCACACGACCAAGCCGGCCACCGGCAAAGACCGGGCCGAGCGTCAGTGGCATGAAGTGATGTATGACATGGCCGGTGGTGCCGAAATTATCAACTGGGCCCGCGCCATCCTGAGCCTGCGGGCCGCTCCGACCGAGGGTGAGTTCAACCTGGTGTTGGCCAAGCGCGGCCGACGCGCGGGCGTGGTCAAGGAAGTGCCGCACGGCGCCGGAATGCGGCTGGAGCCACAGACCGTGATCCCGCTGAAGCACAGCACCGGCCGAATCGCGGTCCAAGTCGTGGCGCGCGGACTGCCAGCGATCTACTGGGAGACAAGAGCACCCGACGTTAAGCTGGACCCCGAGGAAAAGAAGGCCCGCGGCGGTCGGCCGGTCGTTTACGAGTTCAGCGACTACAAGACCGTGTTCCCGACCAAGGCCAGTAACGGCCTGCCGATCAGCGAACTGAAGCGGGCCTTGGACGCCAACGGCGAAATCGACAAGCGCATGTTGAACACCGCCCTGAAGCGGTGGGAGGCCGAGGGCTGCATCGAAGTGCTGCGGACGGTCGGCCACCCCATGCGCTATCGCTGCGTGTTTTAGCAGCCGGTGCCCGCCTTAATCCATCTCCAGCCCTGCGTGCTGGCTAATGGCGGGTGCTGCCGCCCGCTTCTTGGGCCACTTAGCCGCCTCCCGCCAAGCCGTGGCCCGCGTGACCCCTCCGAGGTCCAGCGCCAGCGCATCATAGTCAGCCCCGCCCGTCCTGGCCCGCCACGCGTCCACGATGGGCCCCCGCAGCGCCGGGACCGGCATCCGCTTGCTGGGCCGACCCAAGATTTTGCCATTAGCCCGAGCCACCGCCAGCCCAGCGCGCGTCCGCTCTTGGATGAGCGACCGCTCGAACTGCGCGATTACGGCCAGCATCCCTTTGAGCATGTCCGCGCACGGATTGGCCGATGACGTGTCAATTCCCTGGCCCGGAATGATGAGTGCCACGCCGCACCTATCCAGCGTCGCCGTCAGGTGAACGAAATTAGTGAGCGACCGGGCAAGACGGTCCAGCTTCACGACCATGATGGCGTCAATTTGCCGGGCCTCCACCAAGGCCATCAGGTGGTCCAGCCCCGTGCGGCTGGCTTTTGAGCCCGAGATGACATCCGTGATCTCGTGGAGGGGTGTAATTCCGCGCATTTTGGCGGCATTGCGAAGCTCCAGCAGTTGGGGCTCCAAGTTTTGATTTTCGGTCGATACGCGGCAGTAGAGGGCGAGTTTCATGGGTTCGGAAGTAAGTTTCATGGGTTTGTGGCCACGACGTTGATGGATGCCGTTGCGTGCGTCAAGCACGTTTCGCAGCGAACCAGATTATATTTTGCAACAAAATGCGGCCTTTTTTTGGTTGCAAAGACGAGGCGGTGAAAAGCCATCATTAAACCATCATTTAACCTAGTAATATCATCGGAAATTCGTTCGGCGTCATTAAACCTCTTTTTCCCCTAGTGGGAAAAGAGTTTGTTTAATGACGACGAAAAGGCGTTCGGTTTTTGCGAAGGAAGGATGAAACCTAAAATGACGCGGATTGCAAAGTGGAGCGTCACGCAACCAGCGCATCGCGGTTTTATTAAAAATGCTCTGCAAAATTTTTGGTATGGGGGCGGATGTATTGTCTTTTCGCGCAGCCCGGGTTCCTGGACCTCCCCCCCCCGTCGGCTCCAGCTCGGCAGCGTTCCGAGGATCGGCCAGAAAACCAGCCTGATCCTCGGAACGGCTCGGCTGTCAGGGTCCGGACCTAGCGTTGCCTGACGTCCCTCACGAAACCGAATCGTGCATAATGCATGAACACTGAGGCAAACACCCTAGGTCATGCCAAATAGTGCCCTTTTCCGGCCCGATCAGGCAAAACGTGAGGGACGGGACGTGTTTGGCGTCAAATCGCCTAGGATCGCAGCCGTTGGCGTTTGGCGCATGTCGTGGAGCACACAAACACAGCGCGCCAAGCCTAGAAAATTTCGACACAGGGAGAAAACCTATTCGAGACTCAGTCTCAACTTACCCCATCGCAGTCTCACCTTACTTGCAATTGAGACTCAGTCTCAAACCTCAATGATCGGCTTTGCGTCCTTGGCAACCTCGGCCATCATTTGCTCTCGTGTCATCTGCCCATAGTTATTCACCGTAACCGATACGTTCCCGCTTTGCGCAGTCCGGCCCGAAATCGCGGCCAGCTTGTCAATGCTGATTGCTAGGGTCATATTCAAATCGCTCAACTTCTGCTCATCCCCATCCAGCTTTTCCAGAACTCGGCTGGCCGTCTTGTCCGCGATGATTTGGAGCTTGGCCGAAATCATTGCTTGAAACTCCTCGGCTGGAATGCCGGTGATTCGTGCGATGTGAGAACGATCCTGCTCTGTGACCGGACCGGCCCGAGCTAACGGCGAAAGTGGAATGCCTCGGCCAGCTATGATGCGGTCAGCTAAACCCTCGGCCAGTGCGTCTGGCCGATATGTCCGCTTGTCTCTGTGCTGCGCTCCCTTGGGGTTTCCCCCGTTCTTGCCATTGGCTGCACTCGTCCGGCTCCGGCCGTCGGCTTCGCTTACCATAGGCGCGCGCTCCCCTTCGTCCAAATCCAAGTGTTCCATAGTTGCGCCTAGCTAACCCTAGGCGCGCGGCTGGCAAGCCTCTACCCTCGCCAATCGCCAGCCCTTGCAACCCCCAAAACCGTATCGCAATTCTGGATATTTGCCTAATTGCCAGATAAAAGCGCAAACTTTCGTGCAATATAAGCCATTGCCAGCAATGCCGTTGCAACGGTGGCCAATCTTTTGTCTCGTTTGGCGGGATTAATGTGGTAAGGTGTCGTCAGTCAGATTAACCCGCCCTTAAAAAACTTCGCCCCATGCGCTCTAAATCCTCCGCCCTTTCCGAACTCATCGGCTCGTTCGCCTTTCTGGCCTTACTAGGTCTTGGCCTATTCCTCGCCGCATTTTTGTAACGCTCGCCCTAGTCGCAACCAAAACTGTCCGCTCTAACCGGCCTATTCTATGCAAACCATCACTTGGAAGAAATGCCCTAGCGTAACCCGCCCGCGCAAGTTTTTCTTCGCTGCCAAAGTTGGCGCCGAAACCGTCACCGTCTGCCAGTCTTGGAAAACCGGAAAGTGGGCGGCCGACGGTTTCCTTGCCGAATTTGACAACGCCAAACAGGCAATGCGCTACGTTGCACTCGTTGAGAGCAACAAAACCAATCCTGCCCTACTGGCCTTGCGCCGCGCCTGCACGCCTACGCCTAGCAATCCTGCCATCGTTGGCATTCCGGCCCACTCCTAACTGTCCGCTCTAAACGCTCGCAACCTATGCAAACCGCAATCCAACACTCCACATTCCCCGACGGCGGGTTTGTCCTGCACCGCATCACATTCCCCATGTTCGCTGGCCGCTTTTCCGCATGGTTTGCGGCCGACGGCACACTCTTGGATGCCGAGGCAATCTCTGATCGGCGCCGCGTTTCGCAAGTTAAGCGCGATGGAATCAAGTGGGGATATATCCGCGCCGTCGGCAAGCGTTACGTGCACCCCTCGTCCTAACCTCCAACCCTTCGCCCTCTCAATTCTATGAGCACAGTGTCTAAACAATTCGCCCTCTCTGAAATGGTCCGCCTTGGCAACGAAAACACCCTTCTGTCCCTCGCCCTTTCCGACGTTCTCAACGGCGCCGTCAAGTGGTTCGGACACTCGCCAGCCTATAACCTCGGCATTTCCCGTCCCACTGGTGCGGCCGGAGGGATTGTAATCTTACGCGTCGGCGCAATGGCGAGCGCGCACTATTGGGAGCAATTCTCAGCATCGGAAACGGCGCATATAAACGCGTGCATCACTGGCGAGGACACGGAATACAATCGCGGCTTGCTCGTTCGGCGCGCTGCGATTTCAGACGCGCAAGCATACGTGGATATGGGGCGCTCTGCTTAAGCCCTTCTTCACCCTCTCCCTTCTCCCGATCCTCAAACCTTAACGCTCCATACTTATGACAACTAAACAGCCCGCTTTTATCACTGATTCGCAATCTCTCGTTTCCGCCTCTATCCGTGGCCATTCCGTCCCTACGTATGACGATGGATTCGGCCGCCTCTACGTCTGGCAAACCACGTGCGGAAACTTCGGCATGGTTGGCGGAATCGTCCGCGCGCAAAGCTGGGAGGACGCCTACTCTATCTGTGAGGACGAATTTTTCCCGGCCGGCGACGAAGACGCAGCCGCGGACTATGCCAAGATGGAGGCGTTGCCAGACGGCGAGGAAAAGAATCACGCGCAAGCCTGCTGGGATGAAGCCTACGGCCATCGCGGAAACGGCCGCAAGATGGCCGATGGCTCTATGTCTTACATCTATGCCAAGGATTTGAACGGCGATCGGCTGGACGCGCTCACACCTGGCATGATTGCGGAATGGGAGATTGTTTTGGAAATCGCAGAGAACGAGTAACATCCGCGCCAACACCTAACCACACTATTTATGCAACTCACTCCCGGCGCCCGCGTCGCCTACTCCGCAAAATTCCTTCGCTCTATCGGTGACTATTCGCACGCATCGGCATCGATGCGCGGCACCGTGCAATCTCTGCGGCCGATGGCTCATAGTGAAAATTGTTACGTCAAAATCAAATGGGATCACGACGACGACGAACTGCGGGCCGGCGCCCTTTCGTGCAACTTGGTCGCCGTCGCCGGCATTCCTGCGGACGCGGCCGGATAACATCAACGCTAACAGACCGGCCCAAAACTTTACACCCATTTCTAACCCTAGCCAATAGCCATGACCATTACACCTAACACGCTTGCGCCAATTCCCGCCGGCAACTTCCACCGATTCCTTGCCAGGCGGAAACGCATTCGCGTCCCACACTGCGCCGATGTTCTCGCATGTGACCGGACCGGCGCACCGATTCACGAATTGCTAAACGAGCGCGAAAAATATGAGGCCGAAGGTATGATTGAAACCGTTGAGACTAACGGCTTCGGCTTGCGCGCCACGCATGACGGCTTGCTGCCTCTTCCGAAAAACTGGGAATTACTCAACTGGGAATTTCCTGCCTAACATTTCACCGATGACTACTCCACTCCACACTCGCCAATTTAACGCCACGCCCGAAGGCCAGCGCGCTTTGTGCAACGCTGCCGACAGTAGGGCCACGGCTTTTATCATGGCCGCATTCCTTCGCAAACGCGGCGTGGTCACGTATGACGACGCGTTTATCGCGTCTTGTAACGGCGCCACGCTGGCCAGCATTAAGACTGAGCTTTTGGCAGACTATAATGCGGCTGTTAAGGCCAACGCCTAACAGCACACAAACGCCCGATCTTTACACGCTCATGCAAATTCACCTTTCCACCCTTAAACGCTGGGCACGCCAAAAGGCGCCTGCCCATATCCGCGGCAAACACGCCCGCGTCTGGCGCCGCTTCGCCATTGTCAGACTTAACGGCCAGCCCGTTGCCGTCCCTGCCAAGGCTGCCGTCGCATGGATGCGCTCAACCGCGGCAACCGTTGCAACCGTCACGCCCGGCGCCGTTGAGCTTGCCTCCGGCACGTCACGCGTGCGGCTTAAGTGCTGGGCAGACGACGTGCCGTGTGAAAAGAGCTACACGGTCACGGTAACCAATCACTGCTCCTTTGCGCCAATATATGAGCGCGCCCCCATTTCCGCCCTAGTCACACAGTAACCACAAACGCCCGCCCATAATCCTATGACAACGCCCACCATACACACGCCACACGCCCAGCATACGCCCGGCCCATTCACGGCCACACGCTCCGCTTTCTCGACTGCCAACCTGGCAGAGATTCACATCGGCACGCCCGCCCTTACCGTTTGCGTGGTCTACAGTGACCCGCAAAGCACGCTGCGCGAAGAGATCGCGGCAAACGTGGCGTTGCTTTGCGCCGCTCCCGATCTGCTTGCGGCTCTCGAATCCGCCCACCGCGCCCTCGTTACGTGCAATTCATGCCACAGGATCGGCGCGCTTCCGAGCGAAGCCGAGCGCCTCGAAATTGAAGCGGCCACGCTTGTCGCCCGCTCCGCCCTCGCCAAAGCACGCGCCCAGTAAATTCCGTCCAGTTAAACGCACAAACCAAACCGCCGCACGGCACAACCGCCACACGGCACAAAACATATGACATCCAAACAGCAAAACATGATCCGCCTCTTTAACGGCCTTTCCGCCCTAGGCTTTACCTACGACGAAAGCGTCGCTCTCCGGCGCATCTCCCTCACGCTTTCGAGCTGGTCGGAAGCCGAGTGTAACGGCGAGATTGAGCGCAACGAGGAGACCGGCAAACCGGAACGCGTTTCCCGCGCTTACACGCAAGGCAACGGCCCGCGCCGCGCCTGGCCGGTGGCAGACCGCGAAGCCGGCGCGTTGCGTCGGCTGGCCGCCATCATGGCGCCCCACAAGCGCCGCCTGCTGGCCTACCATCAAGGCGACCCGCGCGGCTACGCGCTTTACATTGTGCGCCGCTCCGCGTTGCCCGCGCCGTCCCTGCTCATTACGGGTGCTGGCAAGGTATGGCAGGTAGGGCACAAGGGCCAATCGCCTTATGCCTGCACGTTCAATAGCAAAGCCGCAGCCCGCGCTTTCGTGGCGCGGGAAAACATTAACAGCAACTACACGCGCGGCCTGGCCGTGTGCGCCTAATCCCATCTCATGCATGAACACGCTCATCCAAAACTACGTCAACGGCAACCTCGCCACGGCTAAACGGCAGGCAAAGCGCTTCGCCGCATGGCGCATCCGCGAAGCCTTCGTTGAGAGCTTCGGCTACTCGCTCAACAAGGCCACGCTAACGGCCGATTGGCTCAAAGGCCGCGACTGCTGGCAAGCGGCTTGCGATGCGGAGTAACGCCATGACCTCCCACCAACTCCACGCCCTGGCCGACAAGATCGCCCGCCAAGAACGCATCACCCATTCGCAGGCTTGCGCCAAGTTAGCGCGCCGGCCCCGCCGTTCGCCCTCATCCAAAGTAAAAGTTAAACCGGCCGCCGTTTACTGGTGGCAGAAAGATAACAGCTAACGCCCATTCACGGCCAATAAAATTCATGAACCTCACCCTAGCACAGTTAAATTCCGACCTCTCCCGCATCCACGCCCACGGCCTGGCCGAAACCAACGTGACCGAGATACAGCACACACCCGGAGGCGGCGTCTACTTCACAGTAGAAACGACCGAGCTTGAAATACAGCTTGCGCACGCCTCCGCCGAGCTTGCCAAGGCTCAACGCGCACTTCAATCGGCGCTGGATCGCAACGACGCGCTCAAAGATTACATCCACGACTTGGAGAGAAAATGAACACACCAACTCAAACCTATGCGGCGTTGCCCTACCCACCCACAAACGAGCTGCGCGTGGCCTTGCAGACCGAGATCAGCCGCGAAACCCTAGGCCGCGCCTCACGCCTCGCCAAGTCGGTTGGTTGCCGCGAAGGCACCGTGCGCGGCGTCTGGTATTTCACACCCAGCCGGGGTCGCAAGTGGCGGTGTTTATTTGACGCAGGCTTTGACGGCATCCGGCGGCAGAGCGGCTGGGTCTACAGGCACGCGGCTTTGCGCGCGGCGCTGCTGCTTCCGATGGCGCTTAAGGTGGCGCCGGCCCTGAGCCCTAAACACGGGGAGGCCGCATGATCATCACAATCATGGCACAGGCCAGCGCCCCGCTCGCATCCTTTGATAACGCCCGCTTTCTCGACGCCATCACACAGGTCGAAGGCCACCGCTGGCAAGAACCAGGCGGCGCCTACGCCATCCAGCCCGCCACATGGCGCGACTACACACACCGCGCTTATGCCTTCGCCAGCCTCCCCGTCTACGCCCGCGACGTGGCCGACCGACACATCGCATGGCTTAGTAGAACGCTCCGCACACACGATTATCCCGTGAACGCCTACACGCTGGCCTGCTGCTGGCGCTTCGGCTTCGTTGGCTTCGTGGAGCGCGCCAAGCGTGGTGGAGGGGCCATGGATTACGGGGAGCGGGTTTGGAATCTTTATCAGGCGGCGGCTCCTACGCCGGCGCCTTTGCAGCCCAGAGCACAGTAACCGACACAGTAACCACAAAAACACAATGATCGCCCTTCTATCCATCGTCATCGCCATCCTTTACCTCGTGATCTCCGCGGCCTGCTCGGGGTGCCGGCCATCCGACCAGTAAAAGCCATGAAAACACTAACGCTACCAACGCGGGAACACGCCCTCGCCTACATGGCCGAGTGGGATATTTTCGGCGACGCTTCCGACATTGGAGGTCATGCCGGCTACGTCTCATTCTGGGTAAACAAGCCGTGCGGCTGGGCGCTCCAGCCCCAGCCGAAAGAATACCGACCTGGCGTGATAATCGTCGATGTTCAGACCGGCGTCCGCTTCGAGGGCGTCGGCGGAAGCTACGGCGCCGGCTGCGAGCGCTGGGATCAGCTTACGCACAAATAACACGCCCAACACAAAAATAACCAATTATTGCAGCTTCCCGCTTGACGAGACTGTAATATTCCTCCAACTATTCCCTCCATGGCCAACAAGACCAAGCCCGCCAAAGCCAAGCGGCACACCAACCCCAAGGGCCGGGTCGCCCTTTTCTGTTACGTCACGAAACGCCAGCTCGCCGCTATCAAGCGCAACGTGGACAAGCGCTGTCCGGCGCTCCGCTCACAGGGGCACGTAGTCGGCGCGTGCGTCATGGCGGTTGAGCAGTTTGGCAGCTACAAACGCCCCATCGCATGAGCATTTTTAACCAGCAACACACCGGCCCATGGCTTTTCCTCGACACGGAAACCACGGGCAAGGCGCTCCACAAGGCACCGCCCGACCATCCTGACCAGCCGCGGATCGTCCAGCTTGCCGCCATCCTCTACGACACGGACCGCTGCGTGGTGGCCGAGTTCAACACACTCATCAAGCCCGAAGGCTTTACGATTCCCGCCGACGCCGCAGCTATCCACGGCATCAGCACCGAACAAGCCGACGCCTACGGCCTCAAGATCGGCACGGCACTGGGCGTGCTTTGCCAACTCATCAAGCGTTCGCGGCTCATCGTGGCTCACAACATGGCGTTTGATAGTCTGCTCATTCACAGCGAACTGTGCCGCCTCAAGAACGCCGACTTCTTGGCCCTGTTCATGGGCTGCGAGCGTCACTGCACGATGGAGGCGTCCACAAACATCCTCAAAATCCCCAGCCCCTACCGGGCGGGCGAATACAAGTGGCCAAAGCTGATCGAGGCCCACCAGCACTTTCTTGGGCGCGGCTTTGACGGTGCCCACGATGCCAGCGCCGACACGAACGCGTGCGCGGCTGTTTACTTTGCGATGAATCCGCTTCCTGCGGAGCCGACCGACACAACCCTTTCGTTTGATTGAATCGTTAGCTTAACCAAAACCATCATGTCCGAAAATAACCAACTCGCCATCCATCAGGGCAACGCCACGGCGCCCCTCTTCAACATCGCCACGCTGTCCGAAGCGAACGATTTCTCGCTCCAGATGAGCAAGGCCAAACTGATCCCGGCCCACCTCCAGCAAAGCCCTTCCGACTGCCTGCGCGTCGTCATGCAAGCGGCCAAGTGGGGCATGGACCCATTCGCCGTCGCCGACAAAACCTCAGTTATCAGCGGCAAGCTGATGTATGAGGGCCAGCTCGTCGCCGCAGTCATCAACACCCGCGCCAATCTCAGCAAACGCCTGTCCTACACGTTCAGCGGCACCGGAGCGCAACGCCTGCTTGTCGTCGCCGGCACCATCCGTGGTGAGGCCGAGGCGCTGACCATCGACCTGACCTACAGCCAAGCGTGCGCCATCAACAAGAACGGCCAAATGCAAAAGAACCCCGATCAGCAAATGTGCTATATCGGCGCCCGCATCTGGGCTCGGCGTCACATGCCCGAGTTGATGTTGGGGGTGACGGCAGCGGACGAGATTCCCGATGACGTGACTGTAATGGAGAACGTAACCGGCACCGCCGAGGTTGTGCCCGAGCCCGTCGCGCAACGCCTGATTCCGCCGCCCCGCGCCAAGAAGGGCGCTGCTGCCGTCGTGGAAAATGCCGACAAGCCCAAGGCCGAGCCGGTCATTGAGGCGGTCGCTACCGTGGTGGAGCCCACGCCTGCCCCCGTTACCAAGCAGCCCGAGCCCGTCGCCACGCCGATTGCAGCCAAGTATGAGGAAGCCAAGAAAGCGGCCACGATTGAGGCTGCGACCCCGGTTGCTGCGGCTGCGTCCAAAGCCCCCCGCACCACGCTCGACGACGGCGAAGAAATCACCGCCGTCTGCACCGTGACCGCCAGCAAGGGCATGGTGCTGATTACGAACAAAATCCCCGCAGCCGGCGCCTGCGTTGAAATTGACGGCGAGTTCAAGGGCACGATCTACCACAACGTCGGCGGCGTCGCCGACCGCGACATCAACGATAAGGACGTGAACGTGGTGCCGATCAAGGCGTGGACGCCCGGCAACCGCGTTGCGGTCAAACTGCTCGGCAAGTTCGCCAAGGGTCTCGGCAAGGTGCTGGTTCGCGTCGTGGACGTTTCGGAGGCGCCGGCGGATGAGTCCGCGGTGGATTTGGGATGAGTGCGCCAATCAAGGACGGCGGCATCCCGTTTCATTGGATGGACGCTTTTAAGGCAGGCGAATGGCAGGCTGTTGCGCTCCGCGATTACTTCGCTGGGCAAGCACTCACAGGTTTGATTGCGATGCAGGCCAATCCTGCGGTCGGAACCAAGGTAGATGCCCCTGAGTTCTCAAAGCCACATGCCTGTAAAGAGTTCGCGGAGGCCGCATACAACCTTGCCGACGCCATGCTCGCAGCCCGCTCAAAATCGCCATGATCAAATTCACCCAAGACCGCCGCCCGCATTACGGCTTCACAGAAGTTTGGGTAAATCCAAGCGATGTCATGTCTATCATGGACATTACCGGCGAAGTAGCCAACGGAAACAAGGCATACATCAAGCTCCGCGACGGCACAGTTTATTACGTCACCGACCACGCCAGCACCGTAGCCGAAAAGATCAACTCAGCGTTGGAGAAGATTGAGCGGCATCAGGCTGATCAGGTCTACAACGGTAAAACGCTGAATCCACGGATCAGTTCAGCGCTGGAGAAGCTGGAAGCAAAGAAGACTAACTAACATGGGCTGCGACATTCATCTCTACCAAGAGCAAAAAATCGACGGTCAGTGGAAATCCACTGATGTCTGGTCTGACAAATACAAGGAAGGCCGTCTATCCGTCGCCTACGACGACATGGCCTACCATGACAGAAACTACAACCTGTTTGCGATCCTTGCTGACGTGCGCAACGGACGTGGATGCGCTGGCATAAAAACAAGCGCCGGGTTTAACCCCATCGCGCAGCCCAAAGGATTGCCCGGCGACATTTCCGAGCAAGTCCGCGCCGAGTCCGACATCTGGAATGTGGACGGCCATTCGCATTCATGGCTGACCCTGCGCGAAATTCTGGACTACGATTGGAATCAGAAAACGACGCTGAATGGCTGGGTCGATGCCGGCGACTACGAAAACTGGAAGCGTCGCGGTCATCCTGAATCGTGGTGCGGCGCGGTGTTCGGAGGTCAAATTCGCCACGTCACTGCGGCTGAAATGGACGCTGCGATTGAGGCGAAGTCCGACACGTCCGGTATGCGTTGCGAAGTTGAGTGGGAACGCCGCTACCATCAATGCGCCGGTTCATTTTGGAAGGCTGTTTGTATGGCGCTGCACAAGGCCGCGCCAGAGGATGTGCGTTTCGTGTTTTGGTTCGACAACTAATCCAATGACCCCCGACACCACAGGCACCGAACTGGTGCTAAATGCCATCACGCCCGCACTCCCGCTGGTCTTGGCCGACCGCAAGTTCCTCTCCACGCTGGCAACCGTGGAGGGGCAAGTTGCAGTCCTCAAGATCACCGACGCAGCGACCCAGCAACTTGCCGCCGATCTGCAAGTGCGGTTGACCGGAGCCGGTGCCGCGCTGGAGAAGGAGCGGAAGAAGCTCAAACAGCCGTTCATTGACAAAGGCGCAGAGATTGACGCCGCCGCCCGGCCCGTGGCGCTCCGCATCGACACGGCGAAGGCTGTGATCAAGAAGGCGCTGACCGACTTTGCGATTGAGCAGCAGCGGTTGGCTGCAATCGCAGAGGCTGCGCGGCAGGCCGAATTGCGCCGCTTGGAGGCCGTCAGGGTTACGGAGGAGGCCGCTGCCGCCGCCAAGGCTGCGGAGCTTGCCAAACAGGCTGCGCGTGTGCTGGCGGAGCGTGAGGCTGCGGCTGCTGCGGCACGCCAGGCCAATACGCCACCGCCCGCCGAGGCTTTTGATATGGGTGACGATTGCCCGGACGAACCTGCGCCGAAGACGGAGACAGAGAAGGCGATTGAGGCGGTGCGATATTCGCCGGCTGCGGTCGTTGCCAAGCCTGTCGGGATCACGATGCGGACAAGGCTGGTGCTGCGCGTCGTGGACGTAGCCAAGGTGCCGGACGTGTTTGTGGTCCGAACCGCGAACGAGAAGGCCATTGCGGCAACTTACTGCACGGGCTGGAAGAAGGGGCAACCGCTGCCTGTGGTGCCAGGGTGCGAGTTCACGGTTGAGGAGACGGCAGTGAGCACGGGGAGGACGTTCTGATGATCTCTAAACGCCGCCAACCAAAGTTTACGCCCGGCAATGTCATCGGCACCGCCGCCGAACTTCTGTCGTGCAACGAGCAAGGCCGTTGGGTTTACTTCGGGTCCAGCACACGTAGCGGATACGGTAAGCCTCGCGCCTACCATCCGTCGTGGATTTGCAACATGCAGTTCGCCCGCGTGTGCGGCTACATCAAGTCCGGTCTGCTGCGCTATGCGGTGCGCAACACGGATTTCGGTTACGTGTTTGATGCCTCGTCCGAAATAAGCCAAGTGTCCGATAACCGCGTATCATGGTATCTGACATGCTCGGAGCTTCCAGCAGTTACGCCGATCAAGGCGTTTTCCAAAGAGGCCGCGATTGAAGCGGTTGAGGATGCTGTGCGCGAACACGTCGGCCCATATCATAAAATCGTCATCAAGTGGGACGCTCCCGAAAC